GAGACAATCAGCAGCCAAGCCCGAAAGGGAAGGTTCAACGACTATTCCGAAAGGAAGTACACTCAAGTGAGTGGAAGCGGTCTGCACCCTTAGGGGTGATGATATAGTCTACTCTGCATGGAAACATGCAGCAGTTCATAAGAGAACGGGTACAGTCTAACGCGCTGTATTGAATATAAGGTATTTGGAGGCATGAGTGGTACTGAGGCTGAGGTAGCCTATTACAAATGGTTTAAGCAGCACTACAAGGGTATAGGAGATGCTCAGCAGTCATGGATTGACACATGTGTAAGGACTAAGAAAGTTAAGATGGTACACGGCTTTACCTTCTTCTTTCCTGACTGTCACATGCAGGGCAGTGGCTACATAACTAATAGTACTAATATAATGAATGCACCAGTACAACACTTTGCAACGGCAGAGATAATACCGATAGCAGTGGCGTATATGTGGCATGCAATGAAAGCAATGGAGTCCTATCTGGTTAACACTATACATGACTCTGTGATAGCTGAGCTACACCCAGAAGAACAGCAACTGTTCACTGATTATAGCTTACATGCATTCACTACTTGTGTGTATTACTACCTCAAGGAAGTGTACGATGTAGACTTTAACGTACCTCTTGGTATAGGGGTTAAGATAGGAGAGCATTGGGGAACAGGAGAGGAAGTCAAGTGTGTACCTATGTCGCCTTATAAGATGGATGGTATAGATTATAGCGAGTTAATAACGGAGTGGATAAATGATTAGTTCAACAGCAAGTATTGCAGAGGGCAGCAGCCTAATGTTACATGATATCCCTACAGGCAAGGGACGTAAGTTTAAATTTAGAGGGTATGACAATCATAAGAAGGGTGCACGTACACTATTTGGGTACTGTCATGGAGACTTCATGGTAGGTAAAGTATACCCTGCTATTGATATTGATACAAATTATGTTAACGGTGCCAGTGATGCGCAATTTACAGATGATACAGGTGCTCCTGTGTGGGAAGAGTTAGTTTACTTTGATGAGGTGACAGATGAGTAAGCAAATAAAACTTATAGTGAAGACAGGCTACGCCAATGCGCAGCATACGGATTACATAGAGTTACCTGATGGATGGGAAGAGTGGAGTGACGATGACCAAGAGGTGTACTTGCAGGAATTAGCGGACGATTTCTTATACAACTGCTGTGAGTGCTGGGCTGGGGTTGTGGAGGAAGAAGAATGAGGAAGAGTAAGCGTATAACAGTTAAGTATGTGGGAGACAGTGAGTACACAGCAGTGCAAACTATCCCAGTAGGCACAGAGTTTAGAGGCTTACCTTGTGTAGATGCAGACGACCAGCTAATTGGTGTGTGTATTGATGGCAAGCATTTAATCAAAGTGTGCGAGGTAATTGGAGCCTTTACTTTAGGTGTACCCTACTACTTTGCATTGAATAATCCTAATAGACATAGTGAGATGGAGGTTGTAAATGAAAGTTAAATTAGTTAGTGATGGATGTTATAGGTATGACGGAGAGCCTAGCCTAATAGGGCAGGTATTTAATGCTGTACGCTATAAAGCCATAGGCTACGACATAAAGTGTGTAGACTTAGTGGCGGCAGGACTTATAATGAACTGTAAATATGATGAGGGTACAGCACTGTTCTTCTCTACCCATGAAGTGGAGGTAATAGAAGATGAAAGTTAAATTATTAAATGATGGTGGGTTTGAGGGGTTTGAGAACTTCAATTACCATGCAGTGCTAGAGGGTAAGCCCTTTAAATGCGGCTATCCCCATCCCGAGTTAGTAGGCGTTGAGGTAGCCATTAGTGACCTCATAGATGCAGGTGCAGCAGGTAATGTGCTGGAGTTGGCAGGTTGTAAGGCAGAGGAAGGTAACTTATTATACTTCTCATTTAAGCACGGTGAGGTAGTAGGAGTGGAGAAGTAGATGGCATACGTTAGGCTAGTAACCAATAAAAAAGAAACAGTTATCCGTAACATGGATATGACAGGGCATAGCATTTGTGCAGTAGACAAGGCAGTTAATGCTTTAGAGAGTATTATCTGTGAAGAGCGTGACATACTACACGTAGAGATAGACTATAGTGGCTGTGATGACAGCAAAACAATTAAGGGGGGTACATAATGGGAGAGCTAATATTTGCCCCTCTGTCTGCTAGTGTGAAGGGGGAGTGGTCAAAGGAGCAGCAGCTATTTATGTTAAACAATCATAAGACTATGTTTATAGAGGACATAGCAGAACACGTAGGCAAGACAGTGCGTGCCACTAAGAACAAGGCATTCCGTATGGGATGTAGTATTAAATCAAAACCAGCAGGAGAAGTGTAATGTCAGACCATTTTGAAGGTATAGTACAGAAGATTACAGAGAAAGCCACACGTAACGGTGGCACCATGTATAATGTTTGCATGGACACAGGGCAGGAGGATGAGTGGTTTGGTCACGGGTTTGATGAGCCACAGTTCCTAGAAGGAGACGAGGTAGCCTTTGATGTTACATACAATGGAGAGTATGCCAACATTGACACTAATACAGTGGATATCCTAGCTGAGGGTGAGGGGGCACCAGCTAAGCCCAAACCTAAGCCACGTGGTAGAGCAGGTAGGGCAGGCAGTAGTAAGCCAGCACCACGTGGGCAGGCAAGTCGTAGTGCTCCATCTAAGTCTAGAGCTAAGCCTGCAGCTGACGATAAGATGAGTAAAGAAGAGTGGGCAAACAAGGATAAGATTATACGTAGACAAGCGTGTATGAACACAGCTATAGCCCTTATCAGTGCAGCAGTGGTTAATGATTTAGTTGCTCTACCTACTAAGAAGGCATACAAGCTAGATGCATTCATTGCTCTGTGTGATAAGGAAGCTATCAGACTGTACGCCCAGTATGAGGAGCAGGTACATTCTAAGCCTAAAGCAGCTAGCCGTAGAGGTGCGGCACGTAACACACGAGACGACGAGTACGACGACGATATCCCCGAGTAGTGAGCCGTTTGACGACATCATACCATTCTAAATAATGGGGGTGTAAGCCCTCCTTGAGGACACGAGTTATGAAGGTTTATGAAATAGAGTTTGATACATTCGCAGGCAGCATAATCATGGTAGTATCTGCAAGCGGTGCTAGTGCAGCAGAGTGTGTAGCTAAGGCACTAGCTAAAGCTAATGAGGACTTAGGGTATTACTGCATAACAGAGGTTACACTATGAAAATTAAAGATTTAGCAGCACTTGTATTGGAGTTTGTAGAAGCCTCTGCTCCTACTGTAGAGTGTGTTACTAACTACGATGACATGCCCCCTGAGCCTGTATACTTGGATGTTAAGGACACCTTAGCTATGTGGATGCAGCTCCCTGATAGTGCCTACAGTGCTATGTTTGTAGGCTGGTGTATAGCCAAGGGGCATAGCATTAGGGAGTTCTCTCCTTCCGACTTAGAGAAGGCTGTGTGTACAGCCCTTACAGGTAGTGAGAAGAATGTATTGACGGGATGGGAGGGGTACTTGGATGGCACGAAAAAGTTTAGTTAGGTCAGAAAAGGTACTAATCCTTGATAGTGACAGCAGTGTGTATGCTATTGGATTTGTTACGCAGAAGAAAACACATATAGCTGTAGGTGTGGAGGGTGAGGTAGTTTATCAAGACAAGGACAAGCGTAAGTTTAACGCATGGATTAAGGACAATGACCCTGCAGGGATATACACTCATGATTATACTGAGGACATAGAGCCTGTAAGCCATGCACTTAACTCAGCTAAGAAGTTTATAGCTAACTGCCTAGCCTATACAGGGTGTCATAGAGCAGTAGTGCTACTAACTAAAGGAGGTGATTGCTTTAGGCACCACCTAGCTACCATCCAAAGGTACAAAGGTAATCGTTTAAGCATGGACAAGCCTCACCACTATGATGCTATCCGTGATTACTACATGGAAGTTCACGGAGCTAAGATGTATCAGAAGTGGGAAGCTGATGATGCTGCATGTATGGCTCTTCACAAGGGCAGCAGTAAGCCTAACGTTAAGTACATACTCGCTAGTATAGATAAGGATTTAGACCAGCACTACGGGCTGCACGTTAACCCTAACAAGAAAGACGAGGGAGTGTATATGATTACTGAGGTAGAAGGGTGGTATAACTTCTACATTCAAATGTTAATGGGAGATAAGGCAGACCATATTAAGGGACTGAGTGGTAAGAGAGGTGCCCCTGGGATTGGTAAGGGGAAAGCTAAGAAGTTATTGGCACCTGCTGGAGACGATGTATATTATATGTGCCAGATAGTATATGACCAGTATGTCATTAAGTATGGTGATGTTCCGTTTGTATATGAACCTTGGTGGTGCGACCCTGAACAAAATCCTGATGGGGAGTTTGCAGATAGACCTAGACAGTTAACAGGTACAGCGGCTACTATGTTTAGAGAGAATGCAGACTTATTGTATATGTTACGTACACCAGATGACCAGTACCAGCCACACTACTGTAATATTTATGATGAACATTGGGCTACGTATCCTAAGGGTACAGTAGAACATTATCTACCTACCCCTAAGGAGGGTGATGATGAAGCAGCTAGTAAGGCTACGCCTAAAAGAATGGGCAGACGCAGTAGATATTAAATATTTTAAATTACAGGATAAGTTATAATGGCTAAATTAATTACAAGAGCAGACGATGATATTACACACCTAAGAGGAGCTACCCCTACCACTACATTATGTGGTGAGACAGTTAGTAACACAGGTGTATTAGACGGGGAGCTTACATGTCCTGAGTGTGCAAGGATAGCACTACAGGCAGTGGAGCTAGTTACTAAGTCTGAGAAAAGAGATTGGAGGAAGTTATGATAATGACTTTAATATTACTAATAGTGTGTCTGTATGTAGTACAGATATTTCCCTGTATAGCATACCATGTAGCTAAGGGTACACGTGAGGCTGAGGGGATTGTAGACTTTATTAAGCTAACATCCTCTCCATATATAATTTACAAATGGATTAAAGGAGAAGAGTTATGAGCACTCCGTTTAAAGTAGGTGATAAAGTTAAGTGTATTGACCCTTATGGGCACTTGAAAAACCTCGCCATCTACACTGTCCAGGCTGTAACGCATAGCTTTGTTGGTGTACTTCCAGGCAAGTCAGCTATACACTGCCACGCTAGATTTGAGCTAGTTACAGCAGCAGCTACAGAGGCACAGCCTAAGGTGGAGATAGATTTGCATATAGAGTGTGCAGCTAATGGTTACACCATATATGATACTACCCCTAGCAAGGTAAATAGAGGTGCTGTATCCCCTCTGTACGTAGCCACTGATATTACAGGGTTAGTAGCCATCGTAGCAAGCCTAGCAAAGGGCGAAGCAGTTAAATAAATTGATTAAGTAAGGGTAAATATAATGGCAGCACGTAAGTTAGCAGTATATAAAGCATTAGAGGCTGAGTTAGTAGCCTTTGAAAAAGATTATGGCAGCATTGTAGTAGACTGTTCCACTACCAAAGGGATGAAGTCAGCTAAGGATTGCCGTAAAGAGATTAAGGATGTAAGGCTTAACCTAGAAGACTTGCGCAAGGAGACTAAAGCCCCTGTGTTAGAGAAGGGTAAACAGATAGACAAGGAAGCTAAAGAGTACACTGCACGTTTAAAAGTACTAGAAGATAAGTTTGACACAGCTATCAAGGCTATTGAGAATGCTAAAGAGATAGCTAAACAAAAGGAACTAGAAGATGCGTTGGCTAAAGTACGCGAGCTTGAAGACAGAGAAGCAGCAATCGTTGCCAAAGAAATCGAACTTGGTTTACGAGAACCAGAAGAAGCCGCCAACACTGACGAAGATATACCTGACAGCGTTGTTATTGATAATGATAGTGCCACCCCTGAGCCTGACAATGGGAGTGCTGTTAATACTTCTGCTAGTGTAGAGCCTGCTACTAGCACTATATGTGAGCCACATATTAAGGCAGCAGCAGAGAGACTACAATCTCTTAGAGCTATCCGTGATTTAGTAGAGCCTACTGATGCACAGTCCGTGGATAAGGTGGATGAAGAGATAGCCCGTATACATGATGATGTGTTAGCAGCTATCTGGGATATCGTGGACACTTACAAATAAGGACTGCATATGCACAAGTTTAAAGTAGGAGATAGGGTTAGGGTAGTGGAGAGAGCTTACAGTGGTACACTACAGGCAGGGTATACAGGCACAATTACCCGTGAGGAGGTACATGGCGAATGCGTGCAAGTAGATGATGTAATTACAGGGCACTTCTATGGTTACAGTGGAGGGAAGCTAGAGCTAGTAGCTGAGCAACGTGCTGTTAAGGGGTATATCTTCAAGACTCACATAGCAGGTTACTATGGTAATTTAGGGGAAGGGCACTGTAGACCTAAGGAACGTGCTCATGTCTATGATATAGATACCATACTAGATAACCTAAAGGATGCTACAGGATGGGGCAGTAAGCGAGATGGCAAGTGGCGTTTAGTATATGCCTAGAGTTAGTAAACTTGTTGAGAAAAGAACAACTACCTGTGAGCCTATACATCGTAGACGCTTGCAGTTAGCTGTACACTCTTACATTTACTACGAACTGAATGATAACTTAATCAGTGACCATCAATGGCAAGCGTGGGCTGATGAGTTAGTAATCTTACACCGTAACCACCCTAGACATAGTGATGCATTAGATGAATGGTATAAGGACTGGGATGGTACAACAGGCTTTCACCTGTGTAAAATACCTGGGTTATATGACAAGGCTATAAGGCTAGTGAGGTATGAACATGAGCAGAACAAGCAAACCTAAGTATGAGGAGGAGTATGAGGCTGTTGTAAAGGAGGGGTTCAGGAGTATGCCTGCATTTGGAGCAGCACTGGAACCTTGGGAACAATGCCCTGATGTATGGAAGACTAAGGCTCAGTTCTTTAATTGGATGAGAGGGCAGATGCGGAGAACATGGAGTAGGCATCCCGTTAAGGTAGCTTACATGCACAAACACAGAGTACGTGCACCATTGGGNAGGAAGACTACAAAGAACCCTGAGGGGCTTGTATGGGGCTGTCAGTGTGAGCACTGTAACAACCTCTTCAAGCAGACGGAGTGTGAAGTAGACCACATAGATGCAGCTGGTAGCTTTAAGGGATGGGAAGACTTTGAAGCGTGGATGGTTAAGCTTATGCATATTAACTTTGATAGTATACGGGTAGTGTGCAAGACATGTCATAGAATTATTAGTTATGCTGAACGTATGGGCTTTACATTTGAAGAAGCTAAGCTTGAGAAGGAAGTGATAGCCTTCACTAAGTTAAAGATTAAATGTCAGATGCATAAAATACATACATTAGCTATTAAGCTAGCAGTTAAGTATGAATACCCTACTAACGCTAAGCAGCGTAGAGCTGCATATAAACAATATTTAAAGGAGAAATTAAATGTATGCAAGCAGTAGTACGACACAACCCTATATAAGTGTACAAGATAAGCTACGCATATGGACATTTGCAGTTAAGCACGAGCTAACGATAGAAGAAGTAGAACTAATGTTGGAGAGGTTATAAGGAAAATAATATGAACAGTCAACAAAACCTTAAGCTTGCCAACAAGCGTATGAGCACATTAGCTGACTGGCAGCGTAATTACAGGCTAACAAAAGATAGCCCACAAAAGACAGGAGAAGTTATGATTGAAGCGTTAACAAGTGAAGAGATGGCGTACTTAAATATGCACCGTAGTGTAGATGTAGACAAGGTGTTCCCTACTAAGGGAAGAGAGATTATACCTCTAGGAGATAGAGTGTTAATCCTCCCTATAGAGGTTAAATCAGGCAGTATTATCCTCACTGATAATGATGGGTATTTACATGGTGAAGTGCTAGCTATAGGGGAAGGGCAAGCAGCAGTGAATGGCACACGTATGCCAATGGATGTAGCTGTAGGTGACGTTGTTATCTATGGTAATGTACAGAGTACAATAGAAGATACATTAAATGATAAGCTGGTTAAGTTAGTACAACACCATGCTATCGTTGGGATAATTAAGGAATAACTTATGAAAACATTTAAACGTACACTTGGCATAGCAGCCGCAGCAGTAGTCTTATTAGCAACAACAGCCATGGTTCCTAAAGTAGCAGCCAATGATGATGTGCAGTTAGAGTATGCACAGTATAACGCACAATGCCTTGTGTTAGGGCACAGTCTTGATATACCTAAGGCTGACCTTAAAGTATATGTTGCTAGAGTGGGGGAATATGACACAGACCCTGACATAGGCTACATCATGGGGTATATCACGGGTATTGTAGAGGCTACTGCAGCCCATGCTGCGATACAAGCTAAGGTGAGCTTTGCACAGGCTAAGTATGACACAACGGAGTACTATTATTATAAAGTTCTTAAGTGTAGCACTGCTATATCAATGTGAGGAGGTAAGTAGCATGTACAAGTTATTACACTTCCTATTCGGATGGGATTATATTTACTGGAAAAATTCAGCTGACAGAGGTATAGCACGCGTATTCCTAACGAGAGATGGAAGATGTTGCTACTATAGGTATAAGAGTGTTGGGCTGATTGATGAGATAAAGTCCCCTGCACAGGTGCTATGGCTTACATGCCCTCCCGAAAATTACATTCAATGTGAGGAGTAGCTTATGATGTGGTATGACCCCAAGGGTTTATGGGCTAAGAACAGAGTAGCTTATGAATTGAGTATGGCTAAGCAGAACAGAGCTTTTGCTGCAGCTACCTTATTAAGGAATTAGATTATGATTGAACAATGTTGCGGTACAACGTGTGACCGCGCACAGCTAGAGAAAGAGCTTAAGATACAAGGTGCCACTGAGTTTATTGACTTACTGGTTGTTAAGTATGGTGTGCCTCTAGGTGAGGAGACAGCTCTGCTTGAAGACCTAGAAGATTATGTTGATAAGGTGAATTCCTTATGAATGCTATAGGCAAGAAGGTGTATAACCCTAATACAACTGCACAAGATATGTCTACAGATGGCTGGAGCAGAGGTTTTAAGGTAGTGCAAACCTTAGTAGGGACGGCTTCTATGGATGTAGTTATTACTAGGGCAGAAATACTACTACAACGGCAGAAGCTAGATGCTTGGTATAAGGAGACGACTTCATCATGGAAGGATTTACATTAGGTTTGGTGGTAGGTATGCTACTAAGTATGATAGTTGTAATACTGGTTATAGACTCTAAGTAGTTTATGAATAAGATAAGGGGCTTAATTGCCCCATCTTTATGCCTGTAATAAAGTGCTACTCCTGTGGAGATAGTTCCTCTGTGGTTTGTACATTAGATTGTATAGCTGCCATCCTATCAGATAATCTAACAGCCCTATTCCCTACATCCTTAAGCCATTTACTAGGAGCACTACCTTTAGCATTCACTAACATCTCCTTACTAACAGTTTCCCAATCTCCTATCTCTACAGCAGCCCACATATCCTCAAACTCTAGCAAGCCTTCCTTGCCTAAGTTGAATGCCATGTTAAGGAGTATACTGAACACTTCATCAGGTACATGCACTTGCTTATCTTCAAGTATACTAGTTAGTTCCTTATCAGCCTCTGCCATGTCTGTCTTAAACCACTGCTTAACCACTGCATCTGGGATAGCTGTACCTTTGGGGTACTGTTCCTTCTCCTCATCAGTTAGCAGGTGCCCTATCCCTCCTGTCATAAATCCTTTAGAGTCCTTGTAGGCTACATGAGCACCTTCTTTATTACGTCTGACACCTTCATCCTTCTTTATTACGTTTGTTTCTGCATGAGGCTCTCTGGCTTCCTCTGGCACTGTTTCTTCCTCAGTAACAGGAATATTGCTGAGCGTCTGTGTAATTTCTTCTTGCGTTGCATCTTCTGGGAAGTCATGGTGTACTCCTTCAAATTCTATAATAGGCATACTATTCACCCTCAGTAATAGGAGTAATACTACCATCAGCGTTACGGATGTACTTAATAATCTTAACATCTTGTCCCTCTTTAGGAGTTACTGTTTCAGTGGCAGCTTGCTTCACTACATTCCAATAGTCTACAGCTCCTGTGTACCTTGAAGACGGTAGTACACCAGCTCCATTGTACTTAGCTGATATGCTATTAGCTCTATTAAACCTCTTAACAAACGCATGAGTATTAGCTATAGCATCTATCTCTTGTCCTGTCATACCCTTATCAGCTGCGGTTACATCAAAGACTAAGTTACCGTTAGCTGACTGTGTAATCCTATCTATCTTGTTGTTAGGACTGTGTGCTAACTCTACTAGCTCCTGGCTTAGTCCAGCTGTGGTAGTCACTTGCATATTAATAAATGCAGCCTTAAGCTTGTTACTCTTAGCTGTAGCAGTTAATACTTTGTTACTACCAAAGCTACTCCATGCTAGCTCTGCTCCCCCATACTTCTTAATGTCCTCTAAGGCAGCTATCTGGAACTCCTCTGGTATCTCAGTGGTTCCCAATGCTACACCTGCAGCCATAACACGTTCTTGTTTTTCTTTGGTAGTTTCTAACTTAGCAGGAGAGCCTATTAGTCCATACTGTTTAGGTAAATTTTGTAAATCGAATGCAATAGCAGCGTCTCCACTTAATGCAGCAGTTAATGCTTTACCTTCTGCACTACCGCCTGATTTACTCATGAACTTAACTAATTCTAAGAAGCCTCTACCACCACCAATGGCGAAAGCATTAGAGTACTCGGCATTATTAAGTACGTTGTTCTGGGTTTGTTTAATAGCTACATCAGTATACTGTGTTAGCATAGTCTGTAACGTACCATCCTCAATCATCTTAATTGTATTCTCTTGCAGTGTACGTAACCCTGTTAACTCCGCTTGTATCTGTGTACCTGACACATTTAGTCCCGAGGTCTTAGCTAATAGAGCTGCTGTGGCTGCGCCAAAGGAAGCGTTCACTTGTGTTGTGAGCTGTAGCTTCTCCTCTACTCCAATAGGAGTATTGCTAGCACCTAGACGCTGTATGGTAGCCATTATATCTGTAACTATTGTAGCCCCTCTGTTAACTACGTCACTACCTAATGTATTAAGCGTGTATGTTCCCTGTTTAGCAGCTAAGTCAAACTTATTACCCTCAAGAGTATGGTGCATTACGGATTGATTAATACCTACCATCTGGTCAACACTAATACCTAGCTGTGTAGCATCCACAAGGAGCTTATCCTGTGCTTTCTGTTCAGCAGACTTCACCTTACTAGACTCACTAAGTAATCTACTCATAAGAGCTTTCTGTGGGTCTTGTCCTGTAGCATCACGCATAGCTCCACGTATCTCTGCTTCAAACTCAGGAGCATTCTTAATAGCATTGTTCTGTATCAGCTCAAACCTCTCTAATGCAAACGTAGAGGGTAAACGTCCTTGTCTGGCAGCATCCTGTATCAATGTAAACTCTTTAAGTGCATTGGCTACGCTGGGGTTAGCTAGAGCCTCATCACTAAATATACTATCTTGTATTGAGGGGAACCTAGTAGCCTTTAATGCAAGGCTCACTGCTGCAGATTTACCTGTTACATCATTAACAAGACTCTCTTCAAAGTTATCTCTAATTGCAGGGACTACTATCTCTGCTACATCAGCAACACCCTGCAACAAACTAGGGGCAGGAGTAAACCCACCCTTAAGCTGTACAGGGGCTATATCAGCTACATTGCCTGATGTTTGGAAGGGCGAATTAGCCACTATTTATTCTCCTCATCTAACGTATCAGCGAAAGGCTGTACAATAGCTTGCTTATTAAATATATTACTAGGGTTAAGACCTAATGTAGTATCAAGTATAACACCTTCTGTTAACTTATCTGCAGCGGTACGCTCATAAAACTTCTTAAGCTCACGTTCCTCTGTAGTTTGTGCATCATTGAATATGCTGTTAGCTACTTTAGAGTTAACCTTATCAATAAGGAACTCACTGTCTAAAGTCTCATGTACTAGTTGCTGTATATTCTTAACAGACTGTGCATACTCAGGAGCCATATTATGAGTGTAAACATATCTATGATATGCATTGATAATTACAGCTGCTGCTTCATTAACTGTATCATCTATCTCTCTATTACCTTCCTGTACTGCACGAAGTCTTGATTCTGCTGTTAACCTAAAACCTAGNGCTACAGCTAGCTGGTCATTAAAACTAAANCCTCCTNCGTCCTCTCTNTCCAGAACCACTCTACCTCTACGGTCTAGTATCCTATCAGAGTTACGCATCATACGAGCTTTTAACATGTTACGACTNCCAGAGGGTATCTTGGCTAANACTGTAGCTATNTCAGCTGCTGTCTGCAGCATAGTAGGTACATTCATCTCTGTTTCACCTGACCTGTCATGCATTAGTAAGGGTTCCAGTTCTGNTAGTCTAGCAAATGCCTGAGANTGTACAATATGTTTAACCTCNTGCCCTGCTTCGCCTATACGTTGNCCTGTGCTNCCNGTAACAGCTANGAACTTAGACCACATAGGGTCTTTACTAGTTACAATGTCCCTCATAGTCTCAAAGGTGCTGGCTGCTAATGCAGCTCTGTTAGCTACATCTACATCAGCTCCGAACACTTCCTTAGATAGTACACCTACAGCTCCTTGGTTCACAGCGTTAGCCAGACTCCTCTTTGTAGCCTCATCTACATTACTATCACCTAGTGCCCAATCAAAAAATGCAGGAGCTACTATACTGATTAACGGTACACCAGCTGCACCAAACATTAGCACTTGTCCTGCAGCTATACGTTTCTTCTGTGCAGCTGTAAAGCCGCCACGCTTAGTACCCTTCAACGCTCCCTCTAGTGTCTTAGCTAACACTTGCTGGAACTGTCCTGTCATAGAGAATACACGTTGTGTTACAGCCTTACCTTGTCCTCCCTGCCACCATGCTTTATTCGCTGAGTTAAGTTCTAACATTGCACGGTTAGCATCTTGTATGATAAGGCTCAAGTTATCATCATCAATCTTAGCTTTAGGATTAGCATCCTTAAACCTAGTGAATGCAGATATAAAGCTTAAACGTCTGTTAGTCACTTCACCACTACGATAGAATAACAAGCTAATGTTACCTGCTTTACGTAACACGTCATTAGTTAAGCCTAGTCCTGTGCTAGATACATAATTCATATCAGCATTACTACGTACAGACTCTAGTAATCCAGAACGACCCCATGCCTTATACATCTCAGCTTCTGCAGGAGTTAAATCCCCTACACCCACGAGCTTACTTAGTGTGCTAGCCAGTGCTCCGTTATCTTTAATGTTATCTAGTACAGAAAACTTAGCTGTATTAGCTATGATATTAGGTATATCACTAATCTTAGATAAAGACATACCAACAACAGCAGCAGATGCTTGCACATATATCTGCACAGGTGCCAAAGCACCTAGCATAACGTGCATATTAGCAGTTAATATAGCTGCAATAGGGTCTGCATGTTTAAGCCATAAGGCGTGCTTAATACTGTTCTTCTCTAGTCCCATGCCACGAGCACCATTCAATGCCCAATCGTGATACTTCTGCACTTGTCCTTCAAACAAGCTTTCCTGTCTAGTTGACACTCTATTCCATGTATTAATCTGCTCACGCATCCTACCTAGAGCTTTACCCTCTGGGGTAGCAGGTAATCTAGTGCCATTAAAGCCTTCAATCTTAATAGTGCTGTCCATTTTAGCTACAGTGTTTAACCATTGCTTCTCTTGTCCTATTCTCCACTCATTACGAGATAAAGCATTACCCATGTGGTCAATATAACGACCGAAAGCCTCAGTAGGAGCCATACGCTCTATTTTAACACCGTCTAGCCCCATCATTAACTCGTCTGCACTACGTATACCAGTGAATAGTCCTCCTGAGCCGCTCAGGGCGTTCTCCATACGCTCAAGTTGTGCCATTTTACTACCATCGGCTACCTCAAACATCCTAGCTAATGCTGTAGGGTCAGCTCCTGGGTTCTTAGCCACTGCTAAGTTAACTTGACGTTTAATAAACTCCTCTGCATCTAGCTTAGAGCTGAATGCTCTTAGGGCTTGGTCGTTAGTAGCACCTTGCACTCCTGCTTTAGACACAGGAAACTTCTGCTTAACTACGAATTCAACACCCTCATGTATCAGGGGCACATAACCTATCTTGTAATGTAAAACTTGCTCTGGCAAATCTCTCAGAGCACTACGCTCTACAAATAAATACTCTACTACTTCTCCGCCACGAGCTAAATCCCCTGCACCTGTCACATTCCAATCATTACGAGAGCGCACTAGTACTCTGCCTTTGGCATACTGCTTACTGATAAGGTCGGGTGTTATCTCCGTAGTAACATCCTCCGAGCTTATCCACGCTGCATAATTAGGACGTAGTGCCGCAGACATTGCAGCTGCTTCGGGTGTATCAAATGCCTTGACCGCTAAATTGCTCCCCTTAAATCTTACAGAGTTAGCAAAGCCCCCTAACTGTAATTCTCTACGAGATACAAAGTTCTGCATAGCCCATATACTGTCAGCAAACACCCTGCGTTTATAGTATGCCTCTACTTCATTTGGCTTAGTTAGATGTATAGTACCTTCACTAGTTTGTACGCCTGAAATAAGTTCACGTTCTGTAAATAACCTACCCTTAATCTGTGTGCCCTTATTGATATACTCATCACCAGCTAATTCAATAGCTTCAATACGCTGCCTAGATTTAAGGTCACGTAAACCGTTAATACCTTTGTTAGCCTCTAACCAGTTCTCATTTAAACGTGCCTTACTAGCTACGCCAACATCCTCTAAGGCAACAGACTGCTTAGTGGTATCATTAAAATCTAATAATTCTCCTGGCTTAGTAGATGCCCATGCAGCAGGAGATTGCCCAGGAATACTAGACGAACTAGGGCTGGCTAAGTCCTTAGCTGTTTCCTCGAAGTTACCTGTTACCTCATTCACTCTCCATGAACGGAAAGCAGTGTGAGTCTCTGGTATAATCTCACCAGCTCCTCCACCAGCAGGTATAAATTCCATTTTGTTATTAGCAATGGTGTACTTATAACTAAATCCCATATGGTTGATAGAGTCATCTATCACTTCAACATTAGTCAGGCTTATGCCTTCTTGTAATAAGTCCTCTGCTTTTAATTCCATTTCGTTATAGAAGTTATGTACCACTACCTTTCTGTCTGATACAGATAAGGCACCTAAGCGCAGAAGGTCTGACTCTGTAGTCATACTACGTACAAAGCCTTGTTGCCCTCTAATGAAGTCATTCATAATCTCTGCAGTGTGAGCACTGAGTCCCTTAATATACCCAGGAGTTAAAGATGTACCTGCAGCAGGCATTGCATTAGTGTAGGCTACATCTCTTGGTAAACCATAAGCCTTAGCTATGTCAACATCACCAATAGCAGCTAGGTTAACTGTAGCTGCCTGCTTAGTATCTCCTGCATCACCTAATAATTTAATAGGGTTGTGTACCTTACGAGTATACTCTGCAGCATTGCCCAGTAGAGCTTCCATCGTCTTACGTGTGTTAGGTGGTAGCTTATTTATGGCAACTAAAGCCCTGCCGTTACTAGCACTTCTAGCTGCGGTAGTAGCACCTTTAGCAAANGCACTTAAGCCTACACCTAGAACATCTATACCTGTTAGTACATCTGTAGATATCTGGGCACGCTCTCCACCTTCGGGCTGCATGAAACGTAAAAGAATACCAGCAGCATTCAATACATTCTTATCAGTCTTGATTAACCCTGTACCGAAAGAGTAATCTACTCCTGTAGCAGCAAGAATAGCCTCAGTGAGAGGCTTGATTAACACTTGCTTACGCTCAGTAGGCAATGCTTGCCATGTAGCAATCATGCTCTGTATAGACTCTCCATCAACAGCATCTTTAAGTTCTTGGTGTTCTTGTATATTCTCACGCAAGTCACTAAAGTCATTGAACTGTCTGATAGGCACGAAGTTACCAGCTATATCAGAGATAAAGTCTAGCTTGCCTGACTCATCCATCATACGTGATATCTCATTACGTACACCAAGATTAAAAGCCACTGCTTCACGTACTGCGTCACTTAGGGGAATGGTGGTAGCTTTCTCTATTACTGCTAGCTCATTAGATACAGGGCTATTACGCATGTTGTTAACAGACTTCTGACCTTCTATCAATTGGTCAATAGCTCCAGGCAAGTCATTAGGGGAAATCTCATTAAAGCCTGTGCCAGCGTCACGCAGTCTGCCCTCTAATGTTTGAAATAACTCCTCAGCTGCAATAGCTAGAGAGGTGGTAGCATCTACGTCAGCCTTAGCTAGGTTGATAGTACTTAAGTCCGTACCCCTTCCTTGCACTAAAGCATTCTGTGTAGCTAGTTCATCTGTACGGGCTGTACCACTAACTACTGCTGTATCAAATATACTAGGCATGTTATCAGGGGTGAGTACTCCTATACCCTCGGACTTCACATCTAAGGATTCAACATCATTGTCTAGTATCTCACCAATAGAGTCTGGATTTATTAGTGGCTCTGCCATACTATGCTCCTACAAAATCTGCAAAGGCTGCTTGGTTCTGAGGGTCGCCTGCTATACCTGCCAAGTTACCTAAAGCTTGGAAGGCTCCAGCTGTTTGCTGTATTCCACTAAGGGTATTCTGGCTTGCTGCTATTGCCTGCTGCCCTGTAAACTGTTGGTTAGCTGCCCCTATTGAACTGCCTATATCAGAAGTTATGCCACCCACTGCGCCTTGCACTGCTGTACCACCGCTTACACCTAACTGGAAGCCTGCACTCTGTGCCTGTGCTGTAGCTATTCTACGCTGAGCAATAAGTCTCTTAGTAGCACGGCTACGGGTTGTAGCTGCTATCTTATTCTGTATTCTATTCTGTCTACGCTGCTCTTTAGATGCTTTGCGCTGCTGCACAAATCCACCTACTGCTGCTATTACACTTATCACACCTACTGCTGTAGCCATTATATTAACTCCTTCGTCATTAATGTCTCTGTATGCATATAACCTCTGGTATGTACAAACTTATGCACCTTATACACATAAGGCATATTAGGATTAATGCCTATAGTTAAAAATCTTATACTGTTAGCTATTAAATCTCTCTCTACATAACCTAATAACTCTGCAAATATGCCCGAGCTTCTGAACTCTGGCTTTACGTAGAATGAATCTGTCACGGCTTGCATGTTACCTTTATGATGTAGCATTTCAGTTGCCATAACTATCATATACCCTGCATACTCTCCGTCCGCGAGAGCTATGTAGCATCTACTGTACCCTGTCTGTTCTGCGGAGATATACGTACTGTGTACGAGGTCTAGTTCTAGCTGGTAATTCCCAAAAGGAACCTCTTCGAGGTGATTCACGGGTGTCTTATCTATTATAGTTATAAGGTTTTCATAGCTTATACTATTTATTTCTATTGAGTTGATAGTTCTTGACATGATTTTACTTCTTTGTATAATAGAGCTAAGGACAGCGATTAAAGAGCATACAAGGATGTATATATTGATAAGCGACTTGGTGTCGCTATATAGTATAGTATAATAGCTCTTGCGCGAGAGCTATATAGTATAGTAGCTCCTCCACAGGAGCTACATATATACTGTAAGTAGCTTACTTCTTCTTCTTAGCTGCAGGTTTCTTTTTAGGAAGAGGTTTAACAGTTCCAAACTGTGTAACAAACTTACCTTTAGGCGCCTTTACTACCTTACCCTCAACATTCCTAAATACTGTAGGAAACTTCTTACCATTAATTGTTACAAATACACTAGTTTTACTTTTTGATTTAGCCATGTTATTTCCTTCCAGCACACAAAGTGCCATCTACTTTAATCTCTTTACCTTTAACCTTAGCTAAGTATGATTCTGTAGCATGCATAGCTGCATACACTGAACTAAAGCCTCCTTCTAATTGCTTAGGTAACTTACCTCCATCACCAAATGCAATCTTACGTACTGAACAATTAGGTCTACGTGATAAGTAAATCTCTTTACCTCCTGGGGTAGTACCTAATAGTACCTTGTTCTCATCTACCGCTTCGCGAGCGTCTGCCATGATTAATCTCCTGTTGGTCTTTGTTAGTAATGTGTAGTTGTTCACGTAAAGCCTTGTGCTGTCTTGATGCTATCCTCTCTGCCTTAGGGTCTATAGTTTGACGTAGACGTAAAGAACAGGTGCTGATAGCCTCATTGAATATAAGTGTTTCCATTCGTTGTGGCACAGGCAATGTAGCTGCAGGGTCTGTAAAGTCAGCCACTGGTACTACATCAGCAATTATAACAGAATCTGCTATCAAGTTACCAGCACCTCTACTAGCATCATACCCATCAAAGCTAATAGTTTCCTCATCAAAGGAAGTCCAGTACTTAGGAGCTTTGTCGTTAATGATAAACAAACTAACACCATCATCATTAGTTATGGTGGTTATATCTGCGTTAGCAGGATTTCTACGCTGCACTCTATCTATAAACTCACAGGCTGATACATACTCCAGTTGTATATAGTCCTCTATAGTATTATCAGTGCGGTACTTGAGACAACTTATACGAGATACATCATCAGGTATACTCAATGTATTTAACTGTGTACTATCTGGTATACGTACATCTAATTGACGTACNCTNTCCCGTAAGAACTCCCAACGCTGCCTATCTAATACTTCCGTATACACTTGTCTCAGTATACTAACTATCTCTACNGCTTCTATAGTCTCNCCTAGNTCATCAATCTCATCAGAGCCAATAGACTCTCCAAGTTCCTGCACTAAGGTTAATATTGTTTTCTTAGCCATACTACCCCTCCGCCTCTACAGTGAATGGTGTTACCCTGCCTATTAATTCAAAGTCTTTTCCTGCTTCTGATTCATACCTATATACTACCACCCTNCCAGTACCNCGTACTCTTGCGCGAGTATCNACTACACTATAAGGATAGTTAGCCTCTATGCCCCCAGCCTTAGCTAGCCTTACAGTGCTNTACTTCCACACTTGNTGNGGTGTACTCCACTTACCTGAAAGGTTATCAATGGCGAAGTCAAACTTGGCTGTCAGTATACAGCTATATACAGCTGATAATTGCATTAGGTCTCCTTAAAGGTAATAGTGATACCACTGCCTACAGCAGCTACCTTACTCTCTGTCCATGCAGTACTGTCCGAAGGGTCAGTGTCTGTTACCCACGTATCTACAAAGTATGCAGAGTTTCCTGGAGTGTATTGCACCTCGTCACTAAACCTAGAGCCTGCTACCACAAGCTCATTCTTAAATTTGATGTCGCCAGTGGCTGTACGTCTGGTAGCATTAGCCACTTGCACCCCGAAGATTTGCCCAGGGGCTATGGCTCTGTCAGCAAAATCGTCGTTATTATAATCTTCTGAGGCACCTACCAGCCCTGACTCTACATAAGACTGTCCACCGTCTATTATAATCTCATCTACCATCTCATAATTATCACCTGCACTACTAGCAGTCCAATCATTAAGCGTACCGTCTGCCTTAGCTACCATAGTGGTTATACGCACATCTCCTAAGTAGCTGTTATTACTAGTACCGCTCGCATTGAGTATGTACAGGTCATCGTATAGATAACGAGGAGAGTTAGTTCCATCATCCATAAAACCAAAGGTGATTATATCGTCCTCTAGTCCTGTAGTAGTATCTCCTGTTATAG